GGCCCGCGCTGGGAGTAGACGACCAGACTGTTCGCAAGCGAATAGGAGTAACAGGAACACCTAAAAAGGCGTCCATGCCACATGATTCTCTAAAGAATCCACTGGTACAACTCTTGTCTCGGTTGATTTTCAATCCGAAGACTTCGAGAAGTTCGATAGCTCTCGCGGTTTGATCCGCTGGTACTATCACGTCATCTCCATACACATGGATGCGCTCTCGCGCATCTTCGTCAAGAAGCCCTGCACTCAGAAGGCTCCAAACAGTAAGCGCAAGTACGGGAAAGCATAAAGCTGATCCCATAGGTGCGAACTTATTCAGAGTGATAAACCTCCCATCGGGTAGGACTGTCGCTCGACTGCGTGCTGCATCCAGATACGTAAAGACGTGACTGGGAAACAACGCGCGAACTAAACCAAGACAAACTCGATCACTGGCCTCATTAAGGTCAAGTGTCGAGTACCGTTGCGACAAGGACCCATAACGGGCACCATGTCGGTTCGGTCCTTGGTCCGTGAAGAAGACACACTCTCGGGTGAGAGGGTGCCGCTCCACCAACTCAACGATGGCCCTACCTAGCCCTTGCTGTACCCATTGAAAATCAACGGGTTCGCAAGAGATAAGACGGGGTCCACGTGAATCTTTCGGCACGAGTAAAACTCGAGCAGGAAGATCTTTATCTGTGATAGCTTGGTAGCCATCCAGACGATCACACACATGAGCCAAAGAGAAGTAAAAGTACTTGTCCATAGGCCACATGTCAGTGATTCGACTACAAATATTTGTCCACACGAACTTGTCCCATAGCTGTTGCTTAGTAGCAACAACACCAGGACCGTGCCGAGGATAAATATTAGAGCCATCGAAGCCGGAAAATACTCTTGCGAGTAAAATCCGAGCCTCACGTAGTATATCAGCGTCACTAACAACGCGACGACGTTTTTCCCTTTTCAAGGGATCTTCGTCATTACGAATATAACGACTCTGATTAACCATTCGATCAACGTATGAGCTTAAAAACTCAAAACGCTGATTCAGCTGAGAGAGGGATCGATCAGTTTGAACAAACTTTTCGATGACCTCTGATTCTTGGTCGAGACTATAAGGAAGTTCGTACTTATAAAATAAGTAGCAAACTTGTCTTATATGTTTGACTGATAATACACAAGGAGCAGGAAGTAACTTCCCGAGTGAATCAAGAACCCTTTGAAACAGTTCCCCAAGAAACTTGGGTAACTGACTATCGCCAATTGGCTCGAAGCCAATTGCGGTAGAGTTCAAGGATTCGTGACCAGATAAAGCCTTATCAAAGGCTTTACCTAACTTAGGAAGGGTTTTCGTAAGAAAACTTAAACCTTCTGCTTGGCAACGCTGACTCACTTTTGAAATAGTGAGTCTGCAAGCCTTCGTGTCGAACACGTCCCCGTGCATCAATGAGATGTCACGGAGCAGTGCTTGGATGAGTTTTACTTCATCTAGGCTCTTATTGATATCCATATGGTATATCTCCTAGAGCATGCACACACTTCGTGACAGTAACCACCTGTAAGTAATGCAAACACTTCGCCGCATCACTCGAGGTATGTTCCTTGAGTCAGTTCCAAATGGCCCGACGCCTACAACCTTTCGGTTGTGTACGCCAGGTTTTGAGAACTCAAACCAAATAAACGAAGCAAGTCGACGAGCAGACGGAACTGGATATCCTGCAGCCGTTGTACTACCAATACAAGTATTGATAGTTGACAACAAGTTTCAGGGTTTCTCCAACAACGCCACAGGCCAGCTTGCTTATTATCCATACGACTCTGTAATAGAGTAGTATTTCATTTATTTGTTCCTATCAACAATGCCGCACAGCCTTTCGGCTGTGCGGTCACTTCTCTCACACACTTCGCATTTTATTGCTTATTGTGGGCGAGAAATCTCATTGTTAGTAGGTTCATTTGAACCAGGTGACTGTTGATGGTTCTCATCAATTTCGTCACCCGGCTGCCAGGAAACAGAGAAGGTAGCTCTTACTTTATCCCCTAAACTCTTCCAAAATG